CTCAAACTGCGAGTACTACGACAACAGCACCATGACACAGGCCAAAATGGAGCGCATCCCCCGCAATGACTGGGACACCGATGCTGGTTTTCGTGGTTACTGCACCAAATTCGAGTTCATCTGCCACGACCTGCGCGTCTGCCAAGCATGGGAAGAACGTGAATTTGAAATGGAAGATTGACCAAATGCCAAAATGTGGGAAAATAGTCAGCACTGAGCCGTTCGAGCCGCCAGTAGCTCACAAGCCCCTGCATAGGAGTTTTCGATGAGTCATGTTGCGGTTCAGGAAGTCAAAGCTGGCGTACCAGTGGAGCACCTGCCAATCTATCAGCTAGAGGCCGAGTTGTTAAAACTGCCTCAGGTAGACATGCCTGTCGATCACGACTTCTGCAATGGCCTGTATGCTCGGACAATGCATATTCCTGCTGGCACCATTCTAACTGGTGCAATTCACAAAGAAGAATCGTTTTTCTTGGTGCGAAAAGGCGAGTTGATTGTCAGCACAGACAATGGACCACGCACACTTAGACCAGGCGACATGAGCGTCTCAAAGATCGGCACAAAACGTGCTGGCATTGCTTTGACTGAAGTCGAAGTCACAACATTTCACGCAAACCCAAGCAACGAGCAAGACCCACAAGCGCTGTGGGATATGTTCACTATTCCAGCGCCAGCAATAGCTCTTGAGACTGCACAGACAGCGCAATTGGAGGAATCAAAATGACATTTGGATTATCAGGAGCAGCACTAGCAGGCATTGCCGTTGGTGGTGCCACACTCATCTCTGGCATGGCCCAAGCAGATGCAGCAGAAGGCGCAGCAGCCGCACAATCAGGTGCAGCACAGGCAGGTATTGATGAACAGCGCAGGCAATTTGATGCAGTTCAAAAATTGCTTGCACCTTACGTTTCTGCTGGAGCACCAGCACTCGAAGCACAGCAAGCATTCCTTGGTCTTCGTGGGCCAGAGGCAGAACGTGCGGCTATCGAGCGCATAAAAGGTGGTGAGACATTCCAAGCACTTGCCGGCCAAGGGGAAGAAGCATTGCTTCAGCGTGCATCTGCCACTGGTGGTCTGCGTGGTGGCAATATCCAAGGCGCATTGGCTCAGTTTAGACCCGCATTGCTTTCTAGCCTGATTGATCAGCAATATGGTCGACTCGGTGGCATGACAGCATTAGGGCAACAATCTGCTGCTGGTGTTGGCGCTGCTGGTCAGCAGACAGGCGTGAATGTGGCCAACTTACTTGGACAACAAGGTGCAGCGCAAGCTGGCGCTGAAATTGCACAGGGCAAAGCATTTGGAGCAATCCCCGCAGCGATCTCTGGTGGCCTTGGTTTATTTAGTGGTCTAGGAGGTAAATTCTGATGCAACCTATTAACTATGGGGTTCAAATCCAAGACCCAACGCAGTCATTCCTGAGCGCTTTCCAAACAGGCGCAAGCATTCAGGAATCAAGGCTTAAGCAAGAGCAACAGCAACAGCAATTGGCCAATCAAAAGTTGATCCAAGAAGGTTTTGCAAAACTGCGCCAGCCAGGTGCAACTGCGGCAGATTACGCCAACCTTGCAATGGTCTTGCCAGAGACGCAGGCAAAATCTGTGCGCGAGAGTTTTAACATGTTGTCAGGTGAACGTCAGAATGCAGCACTGCAACAATCTGGCCAAGTTTTCTCTGCATTTAGATCAGGACAACCAGAGATCGCTATTAGCTTGCTTGATCGTCAGATCGAAGGCAAACGCAACAGTGGCGATGAGGAAGGTGCAAAATTCTTGGAGACTTGGAGAAATGTGGCCAAAGAAAATCCAAAGGCAACTGAGGATTATTTTGGATTCACTATTTCACAAATGCCAGGTGGCGACAAGGTAATCGAAAGCGCAGTCAAACTTGGTGGTGAACTTAGAGCGCAAGCCAAAGCACCAGCAGAATTGACACAAGCTATTGCAGCAGCAGACAAAGCAGTTGCCGAGGCAACTACAGCTCAGGCTACTGCCACCAATGCAGCAGACAGAGCAAAAGCCGATGCAGACAAAGCAGTAGCAGACGCAAATGCGGCTAAGGTTAAAGCGAAATATGCAGAGCAAGTTGAAATTGCAGGATTAAACAAAACAAATTGGGACATTAACAATCTGCGTAGCCAAATTGGTGATCGTTCTGCACGTTTGAATCTTGACACTCAAAAGACAGCCGCAGATGTTGCTGAAAAAATGTCTAGCATTCAGAGCAAATTGAATGACATTCCAGCAGACACTCGAAAGCTGATCAACGAGTCTGCAACCCTATCAGCAACCTCTAAGCAATCAGCCCAGCAGTTCAATGACTTGGCCAAGCGCCTTGATGAGGCTGGTGGTGGTTATGGTGTGTTCTCAAGCGCTTCAGATTTTTTGAAAAAGGGTGCAGGTTTCCAAGGTGGTATGACGCAACTGCGTCAAGAATACACACGCCTTCGCAACACAGCGGCCATCAAGTCGTTGCCACCAGGACCAGCGACAGACAAAGACATTGCAATGGCCCTGAAAGGCTTCCCAAGCGACAACGCATCTGCTGGTGACTTGTCCAGCTTCTTGCGTGGTATGGCCAAGTTGCAAGATGTTGATGCATCCATTAACAATGCCAAGACAGACTGGCTCGCCCAGAACAACGGCACACTCACACGTGCCAAGAACACATTTGTTGCTGGTGACTATGCAACCAAGCCTGGCGAAACATTCAACGACTTTTCACAGCGAATCATTGGAGATGTGTCGAAAAAGTATCGCTCGCCAGAGCAGATCGCAGAAGACAGACGTCAGCAACTTGTTTCTCAAATTCCAACTAACCAAGCACAAGTTCCAGCGGCAGCAGCTGCGGCAGCTCCAGCAAATATTCGCTCACAGGCTGACGCAATCTTGCGCGGAGGTCAATAAATGGCAACAGCAGACGAATACGCAGCTTGGATCGTCAAGAATTCCGCAAAACGCGGAACTCCTGAGTTTGATACCGTGGCACAGGCCTATCAGCTTGCCAAGTCAGAAGAAACTACAGCAGTCACACAGCAACAGATTGCACCACCACCGGCACAGCCTAGCATTGGCCAACAAATTGTTGGTGCTGGAGAAACAGCTCTGACATTAGGAACTGGTGCAGTTGGTGGCACGCTTGGCACATTGGCTGGAACTCTGCAAGGTTTATCGCAACAAATCCTGTCAGGAAACTTTGGCACGCCAGAGGCCATGCGTGCGGTCGAGAAAGCCGCAGCTGAAGGCGCACAAGCGCTCACTTACCAACCACGCACCCAAGCTGGCCAAGAGCAGGTGCAGGCAGTTGGTCAGGTATTAGCCAACGTCTTGCCACCAGTCCTGCCTGCAATCGCAGCCCCAGGCGCTGTTATGCAAGCCGCACGCACAGCAGCCCCAACCATTGGCGCAGCAGGTCAGATTGCAGGCGCAGCAGGTCGTCGGGCAGCCACCGCAACAGGCCAAGCCATTGCCAAGCCTGTACAAGCGGCCACAACAGCCGTTCGTGAGACTCTTGGTATGGAAGTGGCACCATCGCCAGCACAAACCGGTGCGCGTGTCTCAGCAGGTGCGGCAGCAACGCCAGAGGCTTTGCGTCGAACCACTACTGCTGAAACACTGCCAGTACCAGTCACTCTAACCAAAGGTGCAGCCACCAGAGATGCCCAGCAATTGGCCTTTGAAAAAGAACAGATCAAGAGCGATCTTGGTGGCCCACTGCGCCAGCGAGCAGAAGAAAACAATCTGCAAGCCTTGCAGAACTTTGATGCCTTAGTCGACATGACAGATGCCCAGCTCATGGACTTGTCCAGCACAGGAGGCGCGGTCGTTAAGTCCCTGACTGAAGGCCTGACCGCTGCCAAGAACAGGACTCGCGCTGCCTACAAAGCAGCCGAAAAAGCTGGTGAGTTGGAGAACAACGTCACCCTCAGCACTGTGGTGGACTACATCAACGAGAACATCCCAGAGGGCGACTTGGCTCCAATACTCAAGGCTGCACAGCAGAAGGCTATTGCCATTGGTGCAGCAGTCCCAGACGCAGATGGAAAGCTGGTGGCCCAGCCCATCACCTTGCGCCAAGCAGAAAGCCTGCGCCAGACATTCCAGCGTGCTGGTTTTGAAGGTGCGGATCAGTTCCACGGTGGCAGCCTGAAACGAGCCTTTGACGTTGAGACAGAAGGCCTTGGTGGTGATCTCTACAAAAAAGCCCGTCAAATTCGCCTTGAACAAGCACGCAAGTTTGAAAATCGCGCCATTGTTGCTCGACTGATCAAGAACCGCAAAGGCATGGAAGACCCACAAGTCGCAGCCGATCAGGTTTTCCGAAAGTCCATCCTGAACTCGTCTCCAGAGGAAATTACGTTTTTAAAGCGTGTTCTTTTGACCAGTGGAAACGATGGTCAGCAAGCCTTCAAAGAGTTGCAAGGTGCCACTGTTCGCCATCTACGCGACGAGGCCACAAAAGGCATGGGTATGGACTCACAAGATCGTCCTTTGATATCCCCAGCAAAACTGCACCAGTCTGTGCAAGCACTTGATGCCAATGGCCGACTTGATGTCATCCTTGGAAAGAAAAACGCACAGATTGTGCGAGACCTTGATGATGTCGTGCGCTACGTCACCACAGTGCCACCAGGCACACTGGTGAACAGCTCAGGCACAGCAGGAACACTTCTGGCAGCAATGGCAGAAGCAGGCGCGACAGGCGCACTAACTGGCCTACCATTGCCAGTTGCATCTGGCATACGTCAGATCATTAAAATGCGCCAGGAAGGGCGCACCAAAGCCAAGATCAATGAAGCCCTCAATGCATTGCCACAAGTGCAACCTTGAGCGACAATTCGACCAGGAGAACCAATAAATGTCCACGATTGAAGTTAAACCACCATACCCAGCATTTGCTGGCGCTGATGGTCAGCCGCTGGAGAATGGGTACATCTGGATTGGAACAGTCAATCTGTCTCCACAGACGAATCCAATCGCAGTTTATTGGGATGATGCTCAAACTATCGCAGCACCTCAGCCCATTCGCACGATCAACGGCTATCCAAGTTATCAAGGAACGCCTGCACGCTTCTACGTGACAGACGACTACAGCATTCAGGTGCTTGATTCCAAGGGCAGTGTTGTCTACACATCTCTTAATGGAAATGCTTTTCCAGGCTCTGCTGGAAATCTCTATGTCAACGCCACAGGCACAGGCAGTCAGACTATATTTGCAGTTCCATTTGTGCCAAGCCTTATTTTCATCAATGGTGTGTACCAAAATCAAAGCACATACACAATTGCTGGTGGAAATGTCACATTCTCCGAAGCGCCACCAATCACTTCAGTGATTGAATTCTTGATTTAAGTCTGTGAGCAATAAAAAAATATCAGCACTAACATCTGCTACCACGCCACTGGCGGGTACAGAGGTTTTGCCGATTGTGCAATCAGGCGCTACAGTTAAAGTGGCCAGCGATGATTTGACAGTTCGCAACATTCGAGCAAATGCAACAACTGGTATTTTGCAAGTGACTGGACCTGGTGCTGGAACAACTCGCGTTGCGACTGTGCCTAACGCCAATTGGACTGCTGCTCGTACAGATGCGGCTCAATCGTTTACTGGCGATCAAACTCTATCTACTGGCAACCTAGTCCAAGGCACAGCAGCCAAAGGTTTCAACTTCACCGCCAACACCCCCGCAGCGGGTATGACAAGCCAGTTGCTTAATTGGTATGAGCAGGGAACATTTACGCCTGCCGCTGCGGGAACAACAACAGCGGGTGTTGGGACATATTCGACTCAAGTAGGTAGATACACAAGAGTAGGAAACTTAGTTACTGTTAAAGTTGCACTTGCTTGGTCAGCCCATACTGGAACAGGTAATTTAATATTTACTGGCCTTCCTTTTACGGTTGCAAACGATGGTGCTGATTGCTCTATGGCTTTAGGTTACGTAAGTAATTTGGCTCTCACTGCATTAAACGTATTAACTTTAATAGCTCGTGTTAACACGACAACTGTTGGCGCGTATCAGTATCCTGTTGGTGGTGGCGCTGTCTCACTTGTGCCAATAGACACCGCAGTAACTCTTATAGAGTTTTCTGGAACTTACAACGTATAAGGAAACAAAATGTCTTTGACTAAAGCAAGCTATTCAATGATTAACGGAGCGCCAATTAATGTGCTTGATTATGGCGCTGTTGGTGATGGGGTGACGAATGACACGGCTGCGATTCAGGCCGCTATTGATAGTGGAAATTCGATTTTGTTTCCAAATAAAACGTATTTGGTGACAAGCCTTGACTTTTCTTCTTGGTCTGGAATTGTTCAATGTTTGGGAACAATAAAGGTTCCTGCAAATACCGCAATCACCGATATTATCGACTTCAGCAGCGCGTCTAATTTTGAATGGGTTGGTGGGACGATTGACTTTAACCAAACCGCATCAACCGTAGAAGCAGACCCAAGAGCCGATCACGGTTTTTATATGCTCGACGCACGCGATGGCGCAATTCGAGATGTAACGTTTACTAACATCCGTGTTGGTGAAATCATCTATATCAATGGCACATCTTCTGTATCCCCTTCATCTTCTGACGGATCAAAACGCATCCAAGTATCTGGATGTTCTTGCGTAGCGTTTGCCCCACCTTCTGTTGATGTTGGTGCTGCTGTTTATATTCGGTCAGATTTTTACACAAGCGACGGTGGCGGCATTTACATTGCGGCATCAAACGGTCTGAAGCAATCCGACTACACGTTGGACGCAACAGTTGCGTATCAGCGAACGACCACTGACATTCAGTTCTCAGATTGTCATTTTGAAAACTTTGATGGTTTCAGACTTTTTAATGCTGCAAGGGTGTCTTGTACTAACCTTCAACTTATCAACTTTTACACCCGTGGTTATTCTCTTAGCCCGTCCTGTGAAGATGTGTCAGTAACTGGCGGCATAATTAGCGGTAACGCAGCACAAATCAACGCAAACTTTGCCTGTAAACGATGCACGTTTTCCGGCTTGACCGCCCTCGGTGAGTCGGCAGTTGTCGGTCAACGGCATGCTTTGCGGACTGGGTTTGGGTCAACAGACATTGTGTTCAGCAACATCTCTGGGCTTGGAAATGATACCCGACAAGTATTTGTTGAAGGTGCTCAACGAGTTTTGTTTAATGGAATTAGTCTGCAAAATTGGCCTGGTGGTAACACGACAGTGGCTATTTCTATTGCTGGTGGCGGTGCTGGCAATACGTCTTCATGGGAGACAAAGGACATTCGATTTACTAACTGCAACTTTACTGCAAACTACTCAGTTAAGATTGATGACAATGCTGGAACGGCCACCATTGCCGATGGTGGTGTAATTTTTGACTCAAATTGTGTTTTAAAAAATTCATTGGGTTTCTGGAATGGTTCTTCTAGCTACTCACAAATTTTGTATTCAACATCAGGCACGTTTACGCCTTCTTTGATTGGCGCTACTGTGGCGGGAACGCAGACTTATTCTGTTCAATATGGGCAATACACTCTAGTTAATGGTCTTTGTACATATAAGGCCCATGTCACTATTACTGCAAAAGACGCAGCAATGGCTGGAGATGCTGAAATAGGCGGCTTGCCTTTTACATCCAATGCGACACTAAACAGTGATGGTGTAGCTAGTGTTATCGCAAGTAATGTAACATTATCAGCAGGTAATTCACAATTTGTCGGCTGGCAAAAAAGAGCACGTGGCAGACTTACGTTAGCTCAAACGGGGTCTGGAATTGCTTTTACGGCTGTACAGGCTTCAAATGTAGCTGCGACAACGGAAATAATCGTAACAGGGTCATATTGGATTTAATATGATTACACCTTTATTTGGACTTACCGCTACAGAGCGTGTACTACCTAATCTTGCTTTAAGGACAAACTATGTTTGAAAAAACAATTGTTGTTGACCGCATCGAAGTACTAGCTGACCAGACTGTTGCTGTGCGCTATGTGGTGACTGTCACCGAAGATGGCCAGCCTTTTGCCGAGAACGTCAAAGGTAACTACTTTAAGCCTGGCGATGACTACAGTGCAGAAGACGCCAAAGTACAATCTGTCTGTGCGTTAGTGCATACGCCTGAAGTAATTGCTGCATATCTTGCTGCGCAAGAAATTGTTAATTTAACACCATAAGGAACAATCATGGCCCTGCGTAAAATTATTGAAGCTGAAGGCAAAGCTATAGTTCAGACTTCTATTGGAAGTATTGAAAACGGCACTCAACGTGTTTCTTTTTCTGCGTATGTTAAAGTTCTTGAAATTAACGGAAACAAGACAGAAGTGATTGCACACGTTAATTTTAAGGGTGACGCCCAACAATTTAATAAACAATATGTTGTGCCTGTGTCTGTTGAAGTTGGCGCCCCTAACTTTATCTCACAAGTTTACGCACATTTGAAAACGCTAGAAGAATTTGCTGGCGCGGAAGATTGTTAATTGTGTTGGAGACTGATGTTATGGCAGTAGAAAACAATGAGATCGACCTTGTCAAATATGGCGTGCTCTGGCAAAAAGTTCAGGACATGGACAAAAAGATGGACAAGGTCGAGCGCCAGCTCGAAGAACTGGTGGCGCTGGCCAACAAAGGTCGTGGAGGCCTTTGGTTTGGCATGACCGTGGTCTCTGGCGCTTCTGCCGTGGTCGGTTACTTCCTAAGCTATTGGAAGCATTGAAATATGTACTTGCGATGGTTTTAACACTATCGCAAGTTTCATCAACTGAATATAGATGCGTCCGATGGGCATGGACCGGTGATGTTTTTAATCGCAAAGTAGTATGCCTTGAGTGGAAAAAGGTAGAGCGAAAATGATCGATCCCATTACAGCCCTAGCAGGACTACAAAGTGCAATCAGCGTAGTAAAAAAAGCCAGCAAGGTCGCAAATGACTTGGCTGGTCTGGCGCCATCTATTGCCAAGATGTTTGATGCCAAAAGCGTGGCCACCAAAGCTATGGTGGAGGCTAAACGATCTGGCAACAAATCAAACTTAGGCACTGCGCTACAGATCGAGATGGCGCTTGATGAGGCCAAGCGTTTTGAAGCCGAACTGATGATGCTGTTCCAAGCCACTGGCCGCGCTGACGTATGGCAAAAAATCAAAGAGCGACAGCAGCAGATGGACATTGAAGATGCGCATCTAGCGCGTCAAGCCAAGGCAGAAGAAAAGAAGCGCAAGGAAGAAGAACAAGAGCAGATGGCGTGGGCGATTGGTATTGTTGTGATAGTCATGCTTTTAGGCGCGGTCGGTTGGGGTATTGCTGAAATACAAGACTTTTGCGCCAAAGCGCGCTGTGGACGATGAATGAATACCAAAAGCAATTCGACCAATTCCTCAAAATCTTCGTGCGCTTGTGCGTGGTTTGGTGGGTGCTTGGCCTGCTCAAATTCTTACCTGATGAGCTGGCCGACAAGGTCGTGAATAAACTACTTGGGATGATTGGACTATGAGTGACGAAAAGCCATCAGATATATTGAGCAAAGTGTTGTCCTATGTGGATAGCCCATTCAAGTTGTTTGCGCTGATACTCATGGCGGTGTTTGCGTTTGCTGGCTACTTTGTTTGGCAGAACCAAGAGCTGCTGATGGGCGCTTACAAAGAATCCAAGAAGATGCCAAGCATTGTTGAGGACAGGGTGGAAGACGCTGCTGCTCACCTGTTCAAAACCACCAATGCCACCGTTGTGGCCGTGTTTAAAGTAAACCCCATGTTTGGAACCAGAGTGCTGTATCGCGCTTACACCAAAGAAGGTCGAGACAAAACCAACGATGGGCTTGATGTTGGCCTGTTTACCCAGAACTCAGCCAACAACGCTGATGTGGTCAAGCTGATGGCCAGCGAGATACCTTGCGGTGAATATCGTGCAGCTCAATCCGAGATGGGCTTGTGGTACATCGCTAAGGGTGTCACCTACACTTGCCGAATCAGCATTCCACCTGACCCAAACCGTTTTGTTGGCCAAATTACTGTTGGCTGGGATAATGAGCCAGCCGACATTCAGGTGGCAAGAACCATGATGGAAATTGCAGCAACCATGCTTTCAAGGAGCAAACAATAATGGATTGGCTTAAACAAATTGCACCAACAATTGCCACTGCACTTGGTGGCCCATTAGCAGGCATGGCAGTCTCGGCTATTTCAAAAGCTGTTGGTGTTGAACCTGATCAAGTTCAGGACATGCTCGCCAACAATAAACTTTCTGCTGATCAGATCGCACAGGTCAAGCTGGCCGAGATCGAACTCCAAAAGCAAGCCCAAGAGCTTGGCCTGAATTTTGCCAAGTTGGAGGTTGAGGACAGGAAGTCAGCACGCGAAATGCAGGCAACCACTAGATCGATGATGCCTCCAATCTTGGCAGGAGCTGTGACCATAGGATTCTTTGGCATCATGGTGATGATGTTCTTTAATCAGATCGACAGTAACAACCCAGCCATCCTGATGATGCTTGGCAGCTTGGGCACAGCGTGGACAGGCATCATCGCGTATTATTTTGGCTCCAGTGCAGGGTCGCAGGCCAAGACTGACTTACTCTCAAAAACAGGACCAGTGAAATGAACTTGACACCCAACTTCACACTCGAAGAACTAACCGCCAGCGAGACCGCAGAACGCAACGGCTGGGACAACAGCCCCAATGACATCGAGCTAGCCAACTTGACGCGCCTGGCAGACTTTCTGGAGCAGGTGAAGGTGGTGCTGGGTGGAAAGCCGATCATGATCAGCTCAGGCCTGCGCACAAAGCTGGTCAATGATGCGGTTGGTTCAAAAGACTCCAGCCAGCACCGGACTGGCTGCGCTTGTGACTTTCGAGTGCCAGGCATGACACCAGACGAGGTGGTGCGCAAGATCGTAGACAGTGGCATTGGCTACGACCAGATCATCCGCGAGTTTGACCGTTGGACCCACATCAGTATCTCCAACAGCGAGGACACAAGCCCACGCAAGCAGGCGCTGATCATCGACAAGGCTGGCACCAGACCCTACGCATAAGTGGCCACCACAATCGCTACAAAAGCCATCCACAGCAGGCTGAGGATGACAATCAACAGCCAATAAAAAAAGCGCCTAAAAAGGCGCTTTGACAGCAAAGGCTTAGGAGCATGAGCAATGCGCAAAGGGCAATCTCTACCCTGATTGCATTCATACTTTTCACAGCAGCTCACGATGACCACCAAGCCACTAAGAGGCAGGCCATGCCAACGCCAATGGCAAAAGCCAACACATAGCCTGCCACACGCTCCCAGAGTGGCTCTGGTCGACCATAGCCCTGCACCCAGGTGCAATCTGCAAAATTACGTGGTGTTTGAAAGTTTGAGTTTTTCACGATCAGCTCCTTGCTGGTTGGTTAATGTGCCCACAGTATAGCACGAAGTCCCACAATCAATGCAACTAGGGATAAACCCTTACATTGAGGTTATCTCCACATCATGCGGCTTGCGCTTGCCATC